CTAAACAAGGTGGCACAGCAGGTGCTGGAGGTTCCGGTGGAGGAGGAGCATACGATACTTCGGGTGCAGCAGGAACTGCAGGTCAAGGGTTTGCCGGTGGTAATGGAGTATCGAGTGGCGCTTACCCAGGAGGTGGAGGCGGAGGAGCATCTGAAGCTGGTAACACTGATGGAAACGGTGCAGGAGGAGATGGAAAAGCAAGTAAAATAACTGGTGCTGCAGTTACTAGAGCCGGCGGAGGTTCTGGTGGAGTATCAACAGGACAATCAGCTACATCACCCGGTGACGGAGGTGGTGGAGTAGGAGCAAGAGGTAATACTGCTGTAGCAGAAGCAGGAGATGCTAACACCGGAGGTGGTGGTGGTGGAGGAGGTGCTGATAACTACGGTAAAGCAGGAGGGTCAGGAGTTGTAATAGTAGCTTACGATAGTGGTTCTATTGATTGTGCAGGAGGCATAATAGGGGATGCTGGTAATGGTAGGAAATATAATCAGTTTAATGTATCTAGTACTCTTAATGTAGGGTCTACTACTGATTTTGTTATACCTAAACAAAGTGATTTAGCTATATTATGGAGACCTGATGATTTTGCCTCTAGAGGTTCTTCTACTATTACAGATTTATCAGGTAATGCAAGGAACGGTACAGTATCCGGAGCTACATTAAATAATACTCCTTACTATACATTTGACGGTAGTAATGATAAAATTCAACATAGTTTTACTAGACCAAATACTAAACAGACTATGATAAAATGGATGCGTTTTGATGGTGATGGGACTGAAGGATATTCATTATCAGGTTGGCAAGAAGGAGGTTCTTATAACTATGTAGGAAGAGTTAACTCTAATAGTAACTTATATTATTATATAGGAAATAACACTGGAGGAGAAGTATCATATGCTTTGTCTGATGGTACTTGGTATATGATAACTCAAACATTAGATTCAAGCGGAAATCATACTTTATATCTCGATACTACATCTCGTGCAACAAACTCTTCCATAAACATGGGGAGTAACGGTAGTTTACCCTTCACAGTAGGAGGTATAGGTTCAACGACTAGATACTTTCACAATGGGTTAGTAGGTATTGTAGCATTTTATAATGAACATTTTACTCAAGCCGACGTAACAAACTTTTACAACGCTACTAGAACAAACTTTGGATAATCAAAATAAACTATTTATATTAAATAAATAAAATGTTATAAAATGGGATTAGTTATAAAAGCAGAGTTAGACACTAGCAGAGGTTCAACTAAAGAGGCCTACATTAGAATAGAAACATGTAGGATCAATAAAGTACAAGCTCAGTTAGAGTTTACAACAACTTGCTGGATTAATAAAAAAGCAGCAAGTAAGTTTTATAGAAAATATTTAGATGATCCTTTAACAAATGCTGGAGGATTAGTTAATAAAGAAGTCGTCTATTATAAAAATAAAGACGATATAGAAGGAACTGAAGTAGCTATAGAAAACTACTATAAAGTTCCAACAGTAGTTGAGGTTAATATTGATCAACCGATCTACGAAAAAAAAGTTGTCGAAAAACAAGTACCTTTTATTTCATTTGATGAAAATGGAGATGAAATAGAAAAAATAAAGACAGTAAAAAGAGAAGAAAAGGTACAAGTTGATACGATAACTAAAAAAAGAAAACTAATAGATTATTCTTTAATGGATAAACCTTTTGAGTTTGCTTATCAACATTTAAAAGAAGAACTTGAAAAAAAGTTTGGAAAGAAAATAGTAAAAAAATAAAATGGCTGTATATACTTACACAACTTCAAACGTAAACTTCGGCAGTTTCGATGTTTGGTCAAATGCAGGATTTACTGATAACACTGATATTACACTTTCCACAGTACTATCAGATGCTTATCCAGCAGCAAGTAATCCTTCAAGTGTAAGCGAAATATATAATAGAAGTTGGTTTTATGGTAATGTAGTAGCAGGAACTAATGGTACTGTTCAAATCACTTATCCATATACATCTGCAACTTCTACAGGAACATTACAAATAAAAAATGTAGACTACGGCACATATAGTTATGTTAGATTAACAGCAGCAGGTACTTACCCTTATAACTTCTCAGAATGGAGAACAGCTTCAGGAGGAGGAGGATCTCAAATAAGTACTTCAGCAGACCTTGACTTAACAGTCTCTGATTACACATCTCAACAAAACTTTTACGCCTATTTTACTTAATATAGGATTTGAAGATAATCTGGGTTTTAGAAAATATTAGAAAACATAAGTCTTTCTACACTAAGTTTGACTTACTAATGATGTTTGCTTCTGTTATACAATGGAAAAAACATAATCCTACATATACTACTGAGGTACATATAGATAAACTTACTTATGAAATGTTTAATAAGTTAGGTGTGTTAGAGTTATGGGATAATGTTGAACTATTAGCTGATAATAAGTTTGTAGATAAAAATGTTTTTTGGGCTTCTTCTAAACTTCAAGTCTTAAGTAAAATAAAAGGCCCTGTCGTTATTATGGATAACGATTTTGTAGTATATAAAAGCTTTGAAAAGTTTTTAAAAGATAAAATAGTAGTAGCTCATGAGGAAGATGGTGATGGTTATTATCTAGGTCCTATGGATCCTATTATAAGACAGGTAAAACATATAATAAGTAGACCTAATCTTGACGCTATAAACTGCAGCTTCTTATACTTCCCAGATTATAGGTTTACACAATCATATGCAACTACAAGTTTAGAGTTAATGACTGAGTTCACACGGTTAAAAGCACCTAACTCTAAATATTTAATCTATGCTGAACAGTTATTACTTAAGCATCTACTAGACATTCATGAGATACAATATGAGACGCTTATAGACAAGGTGTATAAAAGTGATGAATCTAGATTTTTTGGTAAATCTAATGGTATTCTTAAATATAAAGATGCTTATAAATACTATCGTCATTATTGGAAGGAAAAAAAATCTATAAGAGAAAATACTGATGGATTTTCATATGATGACGAAATAGAACAGTTGGAAAATACCATAAAAAATCGTATATTAATAGAATGGACCAAACTATAATCTGATTTTATGTTAAACTATCATTTTATAACAGAAAATATTACTAATAATATTGATAAACCAGTAGCATATAGATGGACTCACGGAGCTACTGATAAGCACTTAGGTGATGGTTTATTAATATACTCTCTTATACAGATGTTAAGGAGTAAAATAGTAGTATGTTTAGGTTCTGGTGGAGGATTTATTCCTAGATTAATGATACAAGCTCAATGTGATCTGGTTGAACAACAAATATTCGATGAATGTAGAAAATGGAATGAAACAAACGTTTTTGTAGTAGATGCTGCTAATGAAGTAGGAGGTGTTAATGATTGGAAAGAAAAAGATAGTTTTTTTAGAAGTTATTTTCATCCAAGAGTTATATTAGATACTACAGAAAATGCTTTTCATAACTTTTTTGTAAAAGAAGATTTAAAAATAGATTATTTACACATAGATGCAGATCATTCATACGAAGGAGTTAAAAAAGATTTTGAACTATACAGTACTATTTTAAATGATAACGGTATTATTAGTATTCATGACACTGATCAAAGTTATCACGATAACTACATAGTTACTGATGAAATAAAAGAAAAAGACTATCAATCATTTGATGGTCCTGCAAAGTTTATAAAAGATATTCCAAAAGGTTGGAAAACTTTCAATCTTTTTAACGAAGGAGTTTTAAAAGGAAAACCTTCTTCAACTGGAATAACACTTTTGCAGAAAAAAGTTTGATATTACATTATTTTTTATTATATTAACATATGAGTTTTGATACAGAAAAAGTTTTACTAGAAGAAAGAAAGGTAAAAGCCTTAGAAAAAATAGCCTCTAATCTTGATAGTCTTAGTTTATGGTTTGAAGAAATCGATAAAGAAGAATGGAGTGATAGATTAGCATGGTACCTTTCTCTATGGAAGGAAAAATACATAGGAGAAACAGATGAAAAAACTGGGGGTAGTAGTTCCATACAGAAATAGACCTAATCAACTATCTCAGTTTAAACAAGCCTTAAAAGATTTTATTTCAACACCTTATGAACTTATAGTAGTTGAACAAAGTGACAATAAGGAGTTCAATAGAGGAAAGTTACTTAATATAGGTTTTTTAAAAGCAGAAGAACTAGGTTGTGATTATGTAGTATTTCATGATATAGATATGTTACCTATATCTGCTGATTATTCTTACAGTGATTTTCCTGTACATCTTATAACTGATTTAAAGTTACCACCTGGTATTAAAAGAGATTTATTTGATAACTACTTTGGAGGAGTTACTCTTTTTCCAACTAACGTTTATAGACAGATTAACGGTTATTCTAACAAATATTACGGATGGGGATTTGAAGATGATGATGTATTCTTGCGTTGTGTAGAAAATGGAATAGATATAGATACTAAAACTATACCTCAATATACAAGAAATAACGTTGGATTGGAGTTTAACGGTAAGGATAGTTTTGTCGGTATAAAAAATACATTAAAATCTACAAGAAACTTTTCTATATTTACATCATTTAACTTAACTAAAATAAACAGTATAGAAAAAGAAATAACAGATAATAACTCTATTTTTAGTATTCCTGGTTTTGATACTACTTTAGCTGTTAACTCATTTTTTGATATTTACTTTCAGTTTTGGAAAAAAGATTTAGGTAGTATTTCTATAACAAGTAAACTTTTTCCGCAAGGTCATGTAAATGCATTAGTTACTGTTAACAACACAACAGTTCCATTAGCTACATTGTATGTAAACGGTGTTAAAGTAGGTAGTAATGGTTTCGATAAACTATCCCTTATACAGAAAAGCAGTATGTTATATTTAGGAGTAGGAGATCCTAATAGAGAAGAAAAAAATAACTGGTTTAAAGGTATAATAGATAGATTTGCTATTTTTGATACTGATTTAAACGAAAGAGCATCACTTCATTTAAGTTCTTGCACTGATCCTACTCTTTTTAATAAGAAGTATAGTCAAAATATTAAACACTATTACGAAATGTTAAATGTAAATGGTCATACGTTAATGGATTTAGTAGGAGATAATCACGGATATATTCATAACTGCGAACAAGTATATACCCCAGTACAAAAAGATATTAAAAAGCCATTACCCCACCGTAGAAAAGGAGAGTTTAAGGTATTACCACACAAAGAAAATGGATATAAAGATGGGTATTGGATAAACTGGGCTAGCAGAGAAAATCAACTTAGATATTTACGTAAATACTATGAAAATAGATCAGATTATCAAAAAGACGGTTTATCTACTTTAAAATACACAATACGTAATAGTTTTAATAACGGTAACTACAATCATTTAGAAGTAAAACTATGAAGTTAGGAGTTTGTGTACCATATAGAAACAGAGAAGAACATTTAAATATGTTTATACCAAGGGTTGGTAAACACCTTAAAGAACAAGGTATAGATTTTCAGATGTATTTTTGTCATCAAGTGGATGATAAACTTTTTAATAGAGGTGCAACAAAAAATATAGCAGCTAAACATGCTTTTGAGGAAGGATGCGATTACGTAGTATGGCATGATATAGATATGATACCTGAAAAAGGAGTAGATTATTCTTACCCTAAAGATAATCCTATACATATTGCTACTAATATCTCACAGATGGATTATGGTCTTAAGTATCATGAATATTTTGGTGGTGCAGTTTTATTTACAAAAGAACAAGTAGAAAAAACTAATGGATACTCAAATGACTATTGGGACTGGGGTATGGAAGATGATGACTTATTTTGGAGATGTCATTTAGAAGGTTTTACTAATGATACTTATTTAGATGTTCCTTTTACTAAAAGACGTTACTTATCTTTCGATGGAGATCGTTCATGGGCAAGATTACCTAATAATAGAAACTTTAAAAACTTTACTTCATCTTCTCATACAGTATCTATTTTATGTAGAGCATATCAACTTCCAGATAAAATACCAGTTCATTTAATAGGTTCTAAAGAGACACCTTTTGTAGAGTTTCCTATATTAAGAATACCAGGTTATGATTATGGTATTTCTTTCAATAACTCTAGAGCATTAACTTTACAGTATTGGAATAGTTTTAATCAACATAACTATATGTGGTTAAAGAGATATGAAGGCCAATGGAGTTGGATTACTGTTGTATTTGATAATAGTAAAAATCTTAGTCATTTCTATCTCAATGGTACAGAAGTTGATAGTAAAGCTGGACATGGTAGTGAATCTCCATGGAAATATTCTGGTAAGTTAAAATCTTATGGGTTAAAACGAATATATTTAGGAACTACACCATCATATGGAGAAAATGATCCAGCTAAATTTTTCAAAGGAGATGTAGCAGATTTAAAAATATGGAATCGTGCTTTGTCTAGTGAAGAAGTAAGCCTATTACATAAAGAGCTCCCTACAGATGGACTTATTTATAAGTATAATATAGATATGTTAGAAAAGTTTGATACCAAAGAGGTTACAGAAGACGTTATAGTTCCTAACTCTATTATTCCTCATAGACGTAGCGGTAGATTCGAATGTTTACCTCATAAAGACGAAGGTTTAATAAATGGTAAATGGGCAAAAGGTGAAACTACTGCAAGAAATGAAAGAAGATACGTTTTAGAAATGCAGAAAGGATCATGGAAGTATAAAGAAGACGGTATTAAACAAGTAAAGTATAAACTAATAGGAGAAGATAAACTTACTCCTTGGGCTAAAATGTTAAATATAGAGTTATAATGGCGAACTTAGTTACAGTAGTAGGAGAAAATACTCATTTACTTCCTCATATGTTAAAACATTATGAAGATGTTATAGATAAAGCATATGTAGCAGTATATCGTCAAAGTGATGATGATGGTATATTAGAAGAAATAGAAGAGTTAGGTATAGAACCATTTATGGTATTTACTGAACCTAAATATAACTGGAATAGAGTTACAGAAATATATAATACTATTAAACATACTAAACCTAATGATTGGTGGATAGTAGCAGATGATGACGAACTACAAGTTTATCCTGAACCAATAGAGGATATAATAAAGAACTGTGAGAGATACGGATATGACTTTGTTACAGGAGGTTTCTTAGATCGTATAGGTATAGATGGTACTTTCCCAGAAGTCACTAGAGATACAAATATTCATAAAGCTTTCCCTTTAGCAGGTTTCTTTAGACACCCAATGTCTGGAGCATGTCCTAATAAAGTAACGTTAATGAAAGGTTATCAAAAAGTTACATCTGGTCAACATTACGCATTATTTAATGACGGAACTAATAGCTGGGGGACTGGTCATGCTAGAAGGATGCCTGTAAATGAAATATTTACACAAGTACATCATTTTAAATGGGATAGTACATGTATTGAAAGGATAAAAAAAGTAGCAGATAACAAAAAAGATTATTCTTTTTCTGATGAATACAAAATAATGTATGATGCTATTAAAGATTCTGGTTGGAAAATAGATGTAAATAACCTTAAGTTTTTAGTTGAAAATATGAAAGAACTTTCATATGTTGAATATATGGATTATCCACATTGGGATACTTTAAAAGATAAAATAGTTACAATATAATATGGGATCGTTTAATAGAAGAATATTTCTTGGATATGATTTACCTTTGATTGAAGAATGTACATTTAATAATCAGCATAACAAATACTCTATCATGCTACCAGTTATTCTTCGTAATATTGAATGGGGTAAAACATTAAACCAGCATTTTAGAGTCTGGGATTCAGGCTATAGTGATGCAGAAAGAGAGCTTAGTATAAAGTTCCCAATATCTCATGAACAACTAGGTAAGTTAGAAAAAATAGTTCAAGAAAAAATAAGTTTGTTTAACTATGGTTTTCATCATCCTAACTATATTTTTATTAGAAGACATTATTTAGATTTAATCGAAAAAGGTATCAAGTTTCTTGTTCCTTCCCCAATAAATAATGAATCTATAACAAAAGTAAACTTAGATAAAATAGAGCTTCCAAAAGTACTTATTGATTACATAAAGGAAGGAAATGCTAAAATACTTTTTTACCAAGACTGTGAAGGATTTTTAAATACTATAGAGGATATAGATTGGTTCGAATCTTTTATAGATAGGTTTAGCCTAAAACCTGATCAAGTTATAGTTGAAAGTGCAAACTATAAACTAGAAGAAGTTATTAAAAAATGGGAGACTAAATATAATAAAAAATGTAGATTTAGTTATGGAATAAATAATCAGTTTGAAGAAGCATTTTGGTTTACAAAAAATATGTACAAACAATCTGTATGGGATAGAGAAGAGCATTATAAAAATTTTCATAAATTTTTAAATTATAGGCGTTACCATAACGCAACTAAACATTTTATGTGTTTAGCTAGAAGATTTTCTGCTGAAAGAGCAGCAATTTTTCATAAAATATACCATACTCCTATTTTAAGAGAGAACTGTATGTATAGTCTACTTAATCCTTATGGAATTGATTACCATGGTACAGAACATGAAGTGAAATTATTACATCTATCAGAAACTTATGAGAATACTATTTTAGAATGGTTTAAGAAGTATTTTAACTATAAAGATGGTTTTGCCTGGGATAGAACAGATCAGTATGTAAACTGGGCTGGTGTATTACCTGAAGACCTTCATAGAGATTCTTTTGTAAATATCGTAATAGAAACTCATCAACGTTCAAAAGATGACGGAGAAATTTTTTTAAGTGAAAAAACATTTAGAGCTATATACACAGCACAACCATTCGTCATATTTGGTAACCCAGGAACTTTAAAGTTACTTAAAAAGTTAGGATATAAAACTTTTGATGACTGTTGGGATGAAAGTTATGACGAACCAGGTCCTATGGAGGAACGTTTAAATAAGTTATTTAATACTATGGAGTCAATAGTCAGTCGTCCTTTAGAATATTGGAAAAGTATTTCAATAGATATAGAAAATAGATTAATACATAACTTTAATGTTTTAATGGATTTAACGAGAGTTAATGATCGTCATCAAAAACTATACGAATATTTTCCACAAGATTTTAGCAAAACTAAGAAATGGGAGGGAACTATTTATAATAAGAAATTAATATAACTTTTTTTCATCTATGAAAAAACTTATAGTAGGGGGGTGTAGCTTTACTTATGAAGATTGGTGTTGGCCCGAACAAGTATACAAAGAACTAAAAAAAATACCTTCCTTTAACGATTTAGAGTTAGTTAACGTTGCAATGGGATCAAATGGTAATGATCTTATAAAAAAAAGTATAGTTGCACAAGTAGAAAAAGAACTTAAAACTACTAAACCAGAAGACATTACAGTAGGAGTAATGTGGTCAGGACCGGATCGATGGAGCTTTCACTCAGAAGATAAGTTAGACGCAAATGATTGGGGGAAAAACGGTATCGTAGATAATATACATAACCCACGTAGTATTGTAGAAAACTTTAACAAGTGGTATTTTATTAATGCATTTTGGGATAATGAACACTCATTATTATACTACTCTACTTTTCATAGTAATATAGGTAGTATTATTAACACTTTAGAATGTATTATATTTCTTCAACTTTATCTTGAATCAAAACATATTCAGTATTTTATGACTACCTATTTAGACATATTTAATCCTTTAGATTTCGACTTAGATATAAAAAATCACCCAGAAACTGGTTACCTTTATCAGAATATTAACTTTAACAAGTTTTTACCAGTAGATGGATGTTACGAATACTTAAAGAAAAATTATCCAGAAGGAATACCAATCGGTAAAGACAACCATCCTTTTAAATCAGGGCATAAATATTTTGCAAAAAATGCAATACTCCCCTTTATGTTGAAAAATAACTTAATAGATAACTATTCAGTACAACCAAGAAAGTTAATATAGTTAAAAAAATGAGATTAGTAGTAGGAGGAGATAGTTACACTTATGGCCATGGGTTAAAAGACTGTGTAGTAGATGGATTCGCCCCTGGTCCAGAACCAAGTAAGTATGCATGGCCTCAAGTATTAGCCTCAAGGTTAAATGTACCACTTAAAAATCTTGCTAAACCTGGTCATGGTAATGATTTTATTATAAACCAGTTTTTATCTAATGATTTACATAAAACTGATTTAGTAATAATACTTTGGTCTTTCTACACTAGAGAAATGTTCTTTAACAAAACTAAAATAAATCATTATGGAGAATGGAATGAAGATTTTATGCGAAATAAGTTTACTTATTCTAATCCTACAGATAGTTTTTTAAAAAATATAATGAATATTGCTACATTTACTAGTTATTTAGCTTCTAAATCGTTAAAATTTTATTATGCTTTTTTAATGCCTCCTGTTGATGTAGAAGTTTATAAGACATATAATAATCTTAAATCTAGGATTATTAAAAATATTGCACCGTACGATATATCTAGCAAAACATTAGCACATATGGTTGAAAATGATTCAAAAAACCGATACCCTTTAGCTGAAGACGGAAACCACCCAGGAGAAGAATGGCATATAGATTTATCGGATTTGATTTTTACAAATATTTATAAAGACACAGTGAAGTTAATATGAAAATAGGTTTTATAGGAGTTGGAAAACTCGGCAAAGAATCGGCAGAAGTAATGGCCGAAAAACATGAGGTTATAGGTTACGACGTAACAGAAGTATCCCCTGAAAACTTTAAAATGGTATCTACGATTAAAGACGTATGTCAAGATCGTGAACTTATCTTTATAGCCGTACCTACACCTCATCATCCAGATTATGACGGACGTTATCCAACGTCTCATCTACCTAATAAAGATTTTGATTATACAATAGTTAATGACGTATTAGATGAAGTAAATAAATATGTAAATAAAGATCAGCTTATAGTTCTTATATCTACAGTTTTACCTGGAACTATAAGAAGAGAGTTTATAGATAGAATACCAAATGGTAGATTTATTTATAATCCTTATCTGATAGCAATGGGTACCGTAAAATGGGATATGGTAAATCCTGAAATGATTATTATTGGTACTGAAGATGGTACTACTACTGGAGATGCTAAACTATTATTAGAGTTTTATGAAACGTTTATTACTGAAGGTACTAGATATGAAGTTGGTACCTGGGATGAAGCAGAAGCTATAAAGATTTTTTACAATACATTTATATCTACAAAAGTAGCATTAGTTAATATGATACAAGATGTAGCTGAAAAAGGAGGTAATATGAATGTAGACGTTGTAACTGGAGCTTTAGAAAGATCAACTTATAGGATAACAGGACCAGCTTATATGAAAGCAGGTATGGGTGATGGAGGAGGATGTCATCCAAGAGATAATATTGCATTACGTTATATGGCTGAAAAGTTAGACTTAGGATATGACTTATTCGATGCTATAATGAAAGCAAGAGAAGAACAAGCTAAAAACTTATCTACTAGATTAGTTATAGAAAGTCAGAGAGCTGATTTACCTATTGTTATATTAGGTCAATCATATAAACCTAACGTACACTATTTAGATGGTTCATCTTCTATACTAACAGGTAGATATTGTGAAAGATTTGGTAGTAAGTTTGAAGTAGTTTATGATCCTGAAACTCCTATCAAAGCAGTTTACCTATTAGGACATATAGGAAAGCATCATGATTACGATTTTCCAGAAGGTTCTATAATAGTAGATCCATGGAGATCTTTTAAAACTGAAAAAAATATTAAGGTTATACATTATGGCAATACAAGAAAATAAACTAACTAATGATGAAGTAAAAACACTTCAAACATTAAAAGCTAACACTGAAACACTTACTAAAGAGTTTGGTCTTATTAAACTTGCTCAGATTAATATTAAAAAAAGAGAAGAAGAAGCAGTTTCTATGTTAAATACTTTAAGAAGTGACGAAAAAAAAGTTGTAGAAGTATTAGAGAAAAAATACGGTAGAGGATCTATCGATATTAATAAAGGTACTTTTACACCTGCATAAATAGTTTCACGGTATTTTTGCATATTTATTTATGTAGGAAAAAACTACTTTTAACAGGATTGGTTTCGATTCTATACCAATATTTATAAAAGACTAAAATAATTTAACATACGAAACATGGCAGAAACATTAATCTCCCCAGGTGTATTAGCAAGAGAAAACGATATCTCATTCATCGCACCGGCACCTACAGTTGCAGGAGCAGCAATCATTGGACCAACTGTCAAGGGACCTGTAGAAGTTCCTACCCTAGTTACTTCATACGGGGAGTACCAAAGAGTGTTCGGTACTACTTTCACTTCTGGTTCAGCTAAAAGAGAATTTTTAACTTCACTAGCAGTAAAGTCATACTTTGGTAACGGAGGCAACTCAGCACTTGTTACTAGAGTTGTAAACGGTTCCTTTACCGCAGCTGGTGATACAGGTATTACAGCGGCATCAGGTTCAGCACCATTCACTATCGAAACTCTTGGAAAAGGAGCTCTACTTAATAGTAATGGATCACTAAATGCTGATGGATCGTTAGTTAACGGTAACTCTGATAATCTTAGATATGAAATCTCTAATATTAACAATAACCAAGGTACATTCACACTTTCTGTAAGAAGAGGTGATGATAACACTAAAGGTAAGATTATATTAGAATCATTCAATGATTTATCATTAGACCCAAACTCAGAAAACTATATCGAATCAGTAGTAGGTAATCAATCTATTAGTAAAGCTACTGATGGCGATGGTTCAGTTTACGTCTCAACTACTGGAGAATATGTAAACAGATCAAAATATATTAGAATCTCAGGAGTAAATCGTCAAACATTAGATTACATCGGTAATGATGGTCTAATAAGTAACGCAAACTTATCTGGTTCGTTACCAACAGCACAATCTGGTTCATTCCAAAGTGCTACTGGAGCAATAACAACTTCAGGTAACTTCTTCGGAGATATTAACAACACCGATACTCAAGGATTAGGTACTGCCACAGGATATGCAGACGCTATATCAATCTTAGGTAATAAAGACGAATACGTATTTAACATCGTATCAGCACCAGGATTAATATATGAGTTCGGAAATCACAAAACTCAACTAGATAGTATTATTTCTTTAGCAGAGACTAGAGGAGATGCAATCGCAGTTGTAGATACTCAAAACTACGGAGCTACTGTATCAAATGTAACAGGTACAGCTGGTAATATTAACAGTTCTTATACTGCTACTTACTGGCCATGGTTACAAATGCTATCAGCTACTGGTAAAACCGAATGGGTACCAGCATCAGTAGTTATTCCTGGAGTATACGCATTTACAGATGGAGCTGCAGCACCTTGGTTTGCACCTGCTGGATTAACCAGAGGTGGAATAGGTGATGTTATCCAAGCTGAAAGAAAGCTAACACGTACACAACGTGATACTTTATATAGTGCTAATGTTAATCCAATCGCAACATTCCCTGGAGCTGGGATTTCAGTATTCGGTCAAAAGACCTTACAAAAGAAAAAATCAGCACTTGATAGAGTAAATGTAAGAAGATTGTTGATCGACCTTAAGAAGTTCGTTGGAGACGTTTCAAGAGGCTTAGTATTCGAACAAAATACAAATACTACTAGAAATAATTTCTTAGCACAAGTTAACCCTTACTTAGAATCTGTTGTACAAAGACAAGGTCTTTACGCATTCAGAGTAGTAATGGATGATACAAACAATACCGCCGATGTCATTGATAGAAATCAGTTGATAGGTCAGATATTTATTCAACCAGCTAAAACAGTTGAGTTCATAGTACTAGACTTTACAATAGAGCCTACAGGTGCATCGTTCGGGGCATAAAACTTTTTAGTAGAATATTTATAATAAAATAATAAAATGGCAGTATTAGATCCAAACGAAATAATGTTTAGAGCCTTTGAACCTAAAGTTCAGAATAGGTTTGTCATGTATATTGACAACATTCCAAGCTTTATGATCAAAACCGTAACGGCTCCTTCCTTTACTGATGAGGAAGTTAAACTTGATCATATTAACACATACAGAAAGATTCGTGGCAAGAGAAGCTGGGAAAATATGGATATGACTCTATATGATCCGATTACTCCGTCTGGAGCTCAAGCTGTGATGGACTGGGCACGATTATCCTATGAATCAGTAACGGGACGTGCAGGGTACTCTGACTTCTATAAGAAGGACTTAACATTAAATGTATTAGGACCTGTTGGTGATATCGTATCAGAATGGGTTATCAAAGGAGCTTTCATAGTAAATATGGCTCAAGGTTCTTTTGATTGGGCTACTTCAGATGTAGCTGAACTAACAATGACGGTAGCAATGGACTACTGTGTATTAAACTATTAATACCTCCAAATACCACCGATACATACCCGGCCTTGTTGCCGGGTTTGTTGTTTTATAAAAATAAAGTTCGTATATTTATATATAAACTAGTTTTAATTTAATCATTTATGGAACAAGAAAAGAAATTCCCAAGTGAGGTTATAGATTTACCTTCAAAAGGACTTCTTTATTCAGCTGACTCACCTCTAAAATCCGGAACAATAGAGATGAAGTATATGACTGCAAAAGAAGAAGATATCCTTACTAATCAAAACTACATCGCAAAAGGAGTAGTTATTGATAAACTTCTACAATCACTTATAGTAGATAAAAACATCAAATACGGTGAACTACTTATAGGAGATAAAAATGCACTACTTGTAGCTGCACGTATCTTAGGATACGGTAAAGATTACGATTTTACTTACCAAGGAGAAAAAGTAAGCGTTGATTTATCAGAGATAAAAAATAAAACTTTTGATGAATCTAAGTTATCTGATGGTAAAAATGAGTTTGAATATACTTTACCTACTACTGGTGATACAATCACTTTTAAACTTTTAACTCATTCTGATGAATATAAAATAGATCAAGAGTTGAAAGGATTAAAAAAAATGAATAAAGATGCTTCTCCTGAGGTATCTACTAGATTAAAGTATATGATATTAAGTGTTAACGGTAACGGAGAAACTAAAACTGTTAGAGAGTTTGTTGATAACAGATTTCTAGCTAGAGATTCTAGATCATTCAGAAAATATGTTGCTGACATGCAACCTGATGTAGATCTTAAGTTTTACCCAGAGGACGCAGAGGAGGGCGTCGCTATACCAATAGGAGTTAACTTTCTTTGGCCTGACGCCGACTTATAGAGTTAACATTTTTACACAAATACATGAAATAGTATTTCATGGTAAGGGAGGGTATGATTACCATACTATATATAACATGCCTATTTGGTTAAGGAACTTTACATTTCAAAAGATAAATGAGTTTTATGAAAAAGAAGCTGAAGCAACTAAAAAAGCTTCTAAAGGTACAACACCATCTTCAATGCCAAAAGGACCTGCAATAAGAAAACCTTCTTATAGTACAAAGGCTCGCAAATAGCGGGCCTTCCCTATTTATATAAAAGTAGACTTAAGTGGCAGACGATAATAAAAATAGTGTAGAACGTAATAAACTTCAGCGAGAGTATAACGAGCTCTTAAAAGAAGAGGGACGTATACAAGCCGAACGAGAAGGACGAACAGCAAGCGATATATATACTAGAGCTTCAGTAGATAACGCTGCTAACATGGTATCTTATGCTCAACAGTTAACTGAAGATGCAAAAGAACAAGCAGGGTACGTAAGATCCAAAGCTGAATCTGATAAAAAACTTGTTAGTTTAGCCAGACAGTTATCTACTAGTGCCACAAATATCACAGCTGAACTTGGAAGGGAAGCAGAGGTTCTTAAACAAATCCAAAGCGATAGAAAACTTCAGAGGTCTATAGAGATCCAGCTTAAAAATGCAAGAGCCGAGTTAACTGAAGCAGAGTTAGCTAGTGCATCTAAGTTGG